TATCCGGATGTCGGAGTGTTCGAAGCTGGCAGCGTTGAAGAGGCCGAGCGGCTTCTGCGCGGCGAGGACGTCGCTGGCGAAATGATGCAGGCGCGACTCGATGACCTTCGTTCGAAGCAAGCCGCAGTCCGTGTCAGCTTGGAGCTTCAGTCGTGAATGCGCCAGGACTGCTCCATCGGCCGATCTTCGGCGGCGCTTTCGGCGATGGCCGATATTCGCTCGCGACCGTCCCGACGATTTCGAACGGATTGCACGCCGTCCGCTTCATGGTCATTGATGCGCGCGGCGGTGCCGTTCTCAGCGTGTCGAACGACAAGCTCGAAGCAATGTCCCTTGCGCGTCGGCATCTGCATCTTGTCGCGCCCCAACACGCGGCGAATGACGAACTGTGGACGCAGGACGCTCTGTGGCCCGACCTCGCGCCTCCCGCGGTATCAAAGCTGCGCTACGTCTCACGACGGCGGCGCGAGATCTTCGCCCGCTCCGGCGAGCGATGTCACTACTGCCGCGCGGTGCTCGCGCTAGATGGTCGCTGGCACGTCGAGCACATGGTGCCGCGCGCACTCGGAGGCGGCGACGACCCGCTGAACCTGGTGGCTGCCTGCGTCCCGTGCAACTTGGCCAAGCGTGACCAAACGGCGCTTGAGTTCATGGGCAATGTCGGACGCAGTAACGAGTAGACTGAACAGGCTGCGCCCCGTCGACGGACGGTGATCGCTCCCCCGGCGATCGCGGCGTGGCTTCGCCATTCCGGGGTGCGCGGGGGCGCATGACGATCAGATTCAGCAATGCGCGATCGGCGGCAACATCGACCGTTGCTGACCCGACCGCTGTCGAACGGCTTCGACAGCGCATCTCGAACGAACGAGCCAACATCGACTTTCTTCTGCAGGAACTGAAGCGCCGAGGCTGGCCTGACGCTATTCGATTCGCTGAACTGGGACACGTGGCCGGAGGACGGCCGCCCTCGAATCCCGTCAGGCTCGCAGCGCAGCTCGACCGCCTGCAGAATCATGCAGCTTGGCTGCACGCGACACTGATCGAAATGCGCAGTGATTCCCTCTTTGCCGACGGTGTTCGCGCTGACGGTTCAGTCATCTCGGCGCCCCAGGAGCCGGCGGTGGAGAGCAAGAGGCGACGTGGACGCCCCCATGGACGGCACGCCGACCAGCGACTCGTTTATTTCGTTGAGCTCGTCCGGGTGCTGGCCGAGACGGCCGGGCGGAAGATAAGTCTCCAGCAAATTCTCGACGGCCTATCGAACGGACCGGGGTTCCCTGAGGTTGTCGAGTCCGCGGACTACCGACGTGCGCGCCGCCGACTCCGGGCCGTTGAGACTACGAGCGGATCGTCGAAGTAGTTTCCGGATTTTCGGCCCCTCCCGAGTCGGGCCTGCGTTCGCTAACGTGAACGCATATGCACGCAAACACTACTTCGTCCAACTCGCCCCGCACCCATCGCGGCGAAGCACAGCCCTTGCACGTGGCTCAGCTTGCCGGCGCGCTGCTCAAGATCCAGACAGTTCGCGCGGTCACGGGAATGTCGGATTCGACGATCTTCCGCAAGACGGCGGCCGGCCAGTTCCCCGAGCCGATCCGCATGGGCGCTCGTTGCACTCGCTGGCGCTCAGAGGATGTGCAGGCATGGATTGCAGCGCAGCAGCCCGCCGGCACGAAGGAGCCGTCGTGAAAGCGGATGGCGGAGTCTGCCTCCGCCCAAGTGCCCCGGAAGTCTCGGTGCCCTCAGCCCCGTCCGCCGGCCGTCCCCCGATAGTGCCGGTGCTGCTCACAGAGGACGAGGCAGCCGCGGCCCTTGGCATCTCGCGCCGCACGTTTCAGAGCCTTTGCAGCGAGTCGTACATGCCGCGCGCCATCGTGCTCGGCCCAAGGCTGCACCGGTACTCGCTGGACGAATTGCGCGCCGCCGTCGCAAGCATGCCCCGCCAGACCCAGCGCACGCAACCGGAATCGCTGCTGCGCACGCGCATCGAGCGCGCCAAGCGCACGGGAGATCTGCAATGAGTCTCGTCGATGCAGAGTCCACGATCTCTGTGATCCGCGGCGGCGAGGACGCCCAGCGCCTGGTCGCTTCGATCCGCGAAGGCTGCGCTCCGGCGGATGCCCTCATGGTCGGACTCAACCAGGTGTGCGCCCTTCGCGACGACGATCGCCTCCGAAGCTTCCTTCGCGGCGTGCAAAAGGCATTGGAGCGTCGGCCGGCATGAGCATCGCGGTTATGACCGATGTCTGGCGCCGCTCCCAGCACTCGGGGAGCCACCTCCTCATGATGCTGGCGCTGGCCGACTTCTCTGACGACCAGGGCAACTGCTATCCGGCAGTGACGACGCTCGCTGAGAAGTGCCGCATGAAGCCGCGCAATGCGAACTTGGTGCTCGCAACCCTGCGAGACAGCGGTGAGCTTCAGATTCGATTGAACGAAGGGCCGAAGGGTACGAACCGCTATCGCATCATGCTGGCAGCACTCGGCGGGGTGCAGCGCGCTACAGGGCTGCAGAACCTTGCAGGGCTGCAGCCGGATGCAGGGGTGCAAGGCGCTACAGGGATGCAGCCGGCTACCGCCACCCCTGTAGCCGCTTGCTCAAAACCCCTGCAGCCGGCTACAGACGAACCGTCATTGAACCATCAGGAACCGTCAGGTCGCCGGAGGGTGGCGAAGTCGCCCATCTGCCCGTACGTCGAAATCATCACCGCGTATCACGAGGTGCTGCCCGAGTTGCCTCGCGTTCGAGTCCTCGAGAGTAAGGGTCGAACGAAGGCGATCGACGAATTCTGGACTTGGCTCCTCGCCAGCACGAAGGTCGACGGCACGCCTCGCGCGAGGACGCCTGTAGAGGCGCTGGTCTGGATCCGCGCCTACTTCCAACGCGCGCGCGGCGACGACTGGGTGATGGGCCGCGCCGGCCGTGGCCCTGGTCATGAGAACTGGGAGGCGGATTTGGCCTACGTCATCAGCGACAAGGTTCGCCTGCGGGTCATCGAGAAGACGAAGGCCGTAGCGTGAGCGCCGACACTGTGACCGCAGTCCCCTGGAGCAACGAGGCCGAGCAGGCTGTCCTCGGCGCCGTCTTGTTCGACAACCGTGCGTGGGGTCGCGTGGCCGACATCCTCGCTGAGGCCGACTTCTACAGCCTGGCGCATCGCGACGTGTTCGCCGCGATCGGCCGGCTCATCGGGTCGGGACACCCTGCCGACGTGATCACGGTCAACGACGAACTGCGACGCGCCGCCAACTCGAGCGACGTCGATCTGACCTACCTCAACGGCCTTGCGCAGAGCGTGCCGAGCGTGGCCGGCGCGCGGCACTACGCGGAGATCGTTCGCAAGCACTGCCGCCGCCGAGCGCTGATTGCCGTGGCGGACGAAGCAACGTCGATTGCGCGCGCGGAACCCGACGAGGGGGCGGCGATCGATGCCATCACCTCGAAGTTTGGCGCGCTGCTTCGCGGCCAGGTCTCCGACGCGCCAGTGCCTATCGCAGAGATCGCGATGGAGTGCTTGGATCACAGCACCGCGTTGCAAAACGGAAGTGCAGTCTCGGGCTGGCCAACCCAACTGCCGTGGCTCAATCGCGCGCTGAACGGGGGGCTCAAGCCAGGCAGCCTCTACGTCCTCGCGGCGCGCCCTTCGGTCGGAAAGTCGTCCCTCGCCCAGAGCATCGGCTTGGTGACGGCCGCCGCCGGCCTGCCGACCTGCTTCTTGTCCATGGAGATGACGAAGCGCGAGGTCGGGCAACGCAGTGTCGCGAATGTGGGGAGGGTCAGCTACGAGGCGCTGCAGACCGGAACCATGACCGATGAGCAGTGGGGGCGCGCCGTTGACGCCATGGAGCACCTCTCCACCCTTGCATTCTCCGTCGACGCGACGCCCGCACTCACGTTGCGACAGGTTCGGGCGAAGGCCAAGGCCGTGAAGGGCCTGAAGATCCTGGTTGTCGACTACCTGCAGCTGATGACAGGCACCCGGCGCGACGGCAACCGCAACGGTGAGGTCGAGGAGATCAGTCGCGGACTGAAGACCTTGGCCAAGGAGCTCGGAATCGCAGTTCTCGCGCTGGCGCAGTTGAACCGCCAAGTCGAATCGCGAGGCGAGAACAAGCGCCCGCGGCTGAGCGATCTTCGCGACTCCGGTGCGATCGAGCAGGACGCCGACGTTGTCATGTTTCTGTGGCCCGTGCGGGAGTTCGAGAACGAGCGCCGGAAGATCCTCGGCCTCGGCATCGACAAGAACCGCCAGGGGCGCCTCGGCGAGATCGGTCTCGACTTCTATGGAGACTTCCAGCGCTGGGAACAGAGCACCGCGGACATCCGGCCGGCGCCTGCCGCGCGTGGCCGAGGAGACGATCTGTGACTGCTCTCTATCCCTACGACCTTCCCGGCGGCGCTCGGCCCGTCGTCGCTCCTCAGGGCCGTTCATGCAGTCGTTGCGCGTACCAGCTGCGTCGCGGCACGTGCGCTGAGCCCGTGGCCGCCGGCCTGGCGCAATCGTTCGAGATCCTCTGGCCGCCTGCCGGCCACGCCCAGACGTGCCCGGCGTTTGTCGACTTTGCCAATGCTCCCGCAACCTCTGACCGGGCGGGAGGCTGAGATGCAGCCTATTGCAGCCGTCCTTGTGTGGGCTCTTCGCCGAGCGGCCCTTGCGCTTGAACGATGGGCACAAGTCCCGTCGACAGCAACCAGGTGGCATTGGGTTCGAGACGAACCGTCACTTGG